AAAGTTATCCTAAAATTTCACAATGGGTAAAATGCCTTACAAGCGTATCGTGCAAGCAGCAGGCCTTAGTTTGGGTGGCCTTGGCAATTTGTTGCGGAACCGGTTTCCTGGTAAGAAACCTGGTTCAGGAGGCCGAACTAAATTTAAAAAAGGGCGTAGTTTAAAGAGCAAACGAAACCAGAAAAGACCACAGTCTTTTACTTCTACGATGACGAAGAAGAAAAGAACTGTACGTAAAGTGTTAAGTGGTCATAATGATATGAGCACCCATCATTTTCCTTTGAAACCTTTGGGTTCAAAGAATATACGTAGTATGGGCACTTTTCGTTACACGGAACAACGTCAAGCTATTGCTGAACAAAATGTTCCAGGAAGACAGCTAGTTGTTGACGTGCAGGGATGGTGTACCCGACCTCAATTGAACGGAACCGATATTACGACTGATCGTCGTAATGGGATTACGTGGTCTGTGTCACCGTACGAATTGAATCCGTTTGTTGCTGTCCCTGTCAGCACTTTGTATCCTGCTGGCCCCGGTATTGTCGATGGAGATAAGATTCATGTTGCATCTGCGAATTATCGTTTGGATCTATTGAATATGTCCAACATTCCTGCAGATGTTGAAATCTTGTATTTGGTATCAAATCGCGATCAAGCACAATCTCCAACGGCAGCTTGGAACCTATGTATTGAAGAGGAGCGGTTGAATCAAGTGACACCAACTGCCGCTTCTACGGATAGTACATTTACCGGAGGTGTGGGTTTTAGACAGCAAGATAATGTTGGAAATCATCCTATGCAATACGCCAATTTTAAGAAGTATTGGAAGGTGATTGGGCAGTATAAGGTTGTTTTGCAACCTGGTAACCAACATTCTATGAAGTCGCGTATTCATTGGCATAAAACCTTTACTAGAAAGGTTTTAAATGCGTATGACCCTGATATTACCTATTTGAAAGGTGTATCAGTCATGCCAATGATAATCGCAAATGGGGGTTTGGTGGGAATCATCTCTGAAGCGGCTTCAACCAACCCTAGCAAGGAAGTTGTGAATGGCCCAGTCAAATTGGGTTGGAAGCAGGAACTTGAATACATATTCAAGGCTTTACCTGTTCAACGGTTGAAGACCCAAAGAGTGTTTGAAGGCTTGATGGAACCTACTGTACCATCTGTCTACACTTTGAAGATTATTGACGATCAAGATGACGTAACAATTGTTGAGGAATCATAATATATTACTCTGCGTTCAAACACTTGAGCATGAATTCCCACTTGGACATACGAGCTCTGTCCCATAATAATGGCTTTACATCTTCATGTCTATACATATAACAATAAGGCTTGGTTGGCGTATTCTTGAATTTTACTTTTGTTACTTTCATTAATCTTCACTTTATTTAGTCCTATTTATATAAATCAGCCACCCAAGCACAATTCCTAATTGGGAAATTAAAAGGTATCCACTTGGTATCCGATGGATACCAAGTGGATACCTTCATTTAATCTCGGGCCGAGACTAGATCAGACCCTTCAAGGGTCTGATCACACCGTATTAATTAACGAGATTAAGCCGACAGCGCATGTGGAAGAAATGGCGCCCCAGAGGGTCGCGCCATTTTTCTCGAATGGCGCCCCAAAGGGACGCGCCATGAGTAATGCGGTGTCTGTGTCGGATTTGGCGTTGCTACCCAATCGTCGAATGTTTATAATGAGAACCTAACCAATTTCAAAAATCGAAACCCTAACCTATTTTTGATCGGAATTACTCTCTCTAGTAGGGCACCTCAACGGACTGACAATGGTTTACCATTGTCAGTGCGTAGTGTTACCCTACTAGAGAGAGAAACCACGAACCAGCTCGTGACCCCGAACCCCCCATCTAAGCCACACCAGGTATAAAAGTCGAAGAGTTATGTGCCTTTTTTATGCCATGGCCCCAACCGAACGTGCAAGGTACTGGATGCTCACCATCCCGTACGACGACTGGACCCCAACCATTGTGCTCCCACTTGGCGTGTCGTACTTACGTGGACAGGGGGAGATTGGAGAATCAGGCTATAAGCATTGGCAATTGCTTGCCATCTACCCCAAACAAGTCCGTATGGCGACCGTCAAGTCCTCCTTTGTCCCCAGTGCCCATGTCGAGGCAACGAGATCAGCCAGAGCTGATGACTACGTATGGAAAGACGAGACCGCCATCGACGGAACCCGATTCGAGATGGGTGAACGCCCTTTGCGACGAAATGTTAAAGCCGATTGGGACCGGATATGGACCTCCGCCGTCGCCGGAGATCTCATGGCAATCGAAGCTAATGTTCGTATTCAACATTATCGCACCTTGCGTACGATCCGCGCAGATTACTCTGAACCAATTGCTTTTGAACGTAAAATCATTGTCTTTTACGGACCTACTGGCACTGGAAAATCTAGAAGAGCCTGGGAAGAAGCCGGTTGGTCGGCTTACCCTAAGGATCCGAGAAGCAAGTTTTGGGATGGATACCGCGATCAGAAGAACGTTGTTTTTGATGAATTTCGAGGAGGTATCGATATCTCCCATGTATTGCGATGGTTTGATCGCTACCCAGTCCTTGTGGAGATCAAAGGAGCTAGCACCTGTCTGGTAGCAGAGCGTATCTGGATAACTTCCAATCTTCATCCGAAAGATTGGTATCCTGATTTGGATTATACGACTTATCAAGCTTTGGAAAGAAGGCTTGAAATAATTGAAATCCAATAAAAAAGTTATCCTAAAATTTCACAATGGGTAAAATGCCTTACAAGCGTATCGTGCAAGCAGCAGGCCTTAGTTTGGGTGGCCTTGGCAATTTGTTGCGGAACCGGTTTCCTGGTAAGAAACCT